CTTGTCCGGTGCTGCGTTCTCTCCAAACAAGGCAGATACATTCATCATTGCTTTTTCTTTCCTCTGTTTCTCTTTCTGATACTCGACCGCCTCTGTGCAGTTACATGTCATTGTTGCCTGTTCCTCTGCCTGTGGTTGCGTCAGTTCCTTGTCGGTCTCAATCTGTACCATCTGACCGCAAAACCTGCATTGTGCTGTTTTGATAATGTCTCCCATGCTTTACGCCTCCGTTTCTTAATATCTCTCTCCGAATACTGCAACACATTCCGCAAACACTTCTTTGTTCGGAATGTAGCAAATCGAAAAATTGTTATAGTCTGTATGTTTTGTTAAGAAATATTCCTCACATGCTTGTGTCTCTGTTAAGCCGTCGAGTTGTAACGCCCATAATATCTCACGTTCCTCCTCGCATAACGCCCGACCTTTTTCTATTAGTTCCGTGTTCATTCCTGTGTCTGCTGCTGCCATATTTTCATGTAATTCCCACCCCTCCTCACGGTACACTTTCAGTCTTTCGTCGTCGATGACCGTGAACTCATGGTTGAGCAATGTCACATCTTCCGTTGTGTGAATCACGCAAATCTGTCTGTCAAATCTGTCCTGCTTTGGTACGCCCCAGTATATCCCGAATAAATGAGGCTTGCATCTTTCATCAACCGGAATTTGTCTTGTTACAAGTACCCATGCACCGGAGTTCACTTCACATTCTTCAAAGTGTTCCATGTTCTGGTCATAAATTCCGCTTTTTTCATAATGTTTTCGGCTTTTTTCATGGTCTGTCATGTCCTACCCCTCCATTTCCTTGAGTAACTCATGAACAATGCATCTGTAATCCTGTGACACGATTCCTCTCTTTGAAAATTTCGGGAGCGGAATCATCGCCGTTGTTGATTTCTCTGCAACGATGGAACGACGAATCGGTGTGACGAACATGTCAAATCCGGATTCTGTTTTCAACCATTCCTCCACCTCAAGAGAGGTCTTGTTTTTCTGTCGCATTGTCATGAGTGCCTTGATTCTCAAATCCGGATTGATGTCTCTCAAATCCTCAATCTGTTCCTCAAGGTTCTGCAATGCCTCGATTTCATATCCTCCGACCTTTACCGGAGCGATGACGAGTTCTGCTGCAATCAGAATGTTGATGACGACCATGTCAAGCAAGCGACCACAATCACAAATGCAATAATCGTATGCGTCAGATACTTCCTCCAATGCCTCACGCATTCTTGTGACTTGATTGTCCTCTGACTTGAGCAGCAGATTCATGTCGGTTTTCATGAGATAGCCATTCGCCGGAATGATGTCAATGTGTGAATAGTCGGTCGGTCGAATCAAATCGCCCGTTTTATATGTACCTCCGACACATTCATGTTTCTCAAGCAGCTCACTCATTCCGATTCCGTCCGGTTCAAATACCCCGAACGTCTTTGATGTATCGCCCTGCGGGTCTCCGTCTAACACAAGCACTCTCTTTCCCTGCTCCTCGCCCAACATATAGGCGATTGAATCGGATGTCGTCGTTTTTCCGATTCCTCCCTTTGGTGACATTACTGCAATAATTCTCATGTTGTTTCCTCCTGTTATCCTGTTATATTTTTTAGTCCATAAATTCGGACGCTATATCGACCGCAACTGCTGCCACGAATAAAATCACCGCAAGAAATACCATCGCAAGCATGACAACCGCTGCAATACCTAACGCAATCAATACTTTCATCGCTTTTCTCCTCAATTCTTGATTTTCCCGTCCTTGAGGATGCTGTTGTTCGGGATACTCATGTTCAGATTTCTCTCCATGTGTACCGCATCCGACAAATTCAGATATTCCTCAATGACCTTGATTGCCTCCTCTGCCGAATAGCAGGTTGCAACAAAATGTCCGGCTGCTGCCATATCCGCAAGGAACTCTTTTTGTGTGTCCTGCTGCCTGTTATTCCCGAATTTCATTTCTACAAATAACCCGCAGTATGAGCCTTTCGGGTACGGGAGGCACAAATCAGAAACGCCCGCCTTGACACCCATCTGTTTGAATTTGACTGCCTCCTGTTTGTTTCGACTGCCTCCGTTTGGCACATGGAACAACCACTTTAATTCCGGATAACGGTTCATGTTCCATCCCGCCCATGACACGACGTTGATTTGCTCCGTGTCCTCACTTCTCTTTGCATATCTCATGTTCATTCGCTTTCGCCTCCTCTTTGCACATGTCATAATATTCGCAGAACAGACATACATGTTTGCAGTCCTTGACCTTGAGCATGTGTCTGATTCTTTCAATGATTTCTCCTGCCCTCACCTGTCCTGCTCCTCCATTTCTAAAACCATATAGGCATGAATAAAAATGGTTTTCTTTTTCCTGCCGAACTCGTCACGCCCTCCGGACTGCTCCTGCATCCCTGCGATGCTTTTCTTTGCCTCCCACCATCGGCGGGTCTTTCCCTCTCTCGGAATCGGCTTGAAATACACCTTGACCGTGCTTTTCGTGATTGCAAACTGTTCTCTGCTGATTTGCAGGATGTCATCGAATCCCGCTGCCTTGACTGCTGCCTCGGCTTTTCTGAAATATCTGTCTTTTGATTCCGGTTGCCAGTCAAAACTCATTTCCCGACCACCTCCTCAATCTCTTTCATTCTCTGCATGATTGCCGTGTTGTATGAATAGACATACACGCCGTTGTTCCACAAATGTTCCCTTGCACCTCTTTCACCGTAGTTGTACGCTGCAAGTGCATCCTGCACCGTTCCGTATTTCTTGAGGAGATACGAGAGGAAATCAATCCCGACTTTCACATTCTGATATGGGTTCATGAGGTCGGTGCAGTTCAATTTCTGCATCCGGTCGGTGTGCCATTTCTCATATATCTGCATATATCCCTTTGAGTTCCCGTTGTCTCCGGTCTTGTCGAACTCATATCCGGATTCATACTCTATGATTGCCAATATAAGGGCATACGGAACATCGTTTTGCTTGCATAGACATCTTGTGTATATCTGCATTTTCTCCGGAAAATAGCCTTTGTCTGCATACTTCTCCGGCAGGTCGTAGAACACGAATCCCTCAAGGTCATCACTCCCCCAGTCCTCGGACATGGTGTCAAAAACCTTGTATTTGTCCTCGATACTCTCTGTCATCTGTGTCATTGTCTCCGGATTCTGTATCACTTCCGCTTGCGTTGTCTCCGGTTTTTCCTCCTGCTGCTCCGGTTCTTTAACATTGAACAATATCACACAAAATCCTGTCAGCAATACCGCAATCAATGCGATGTGAAACGCATTATACAAACCTGCTCTTTTCAATGCCCGTCTTATCCGTCTTATTCGTCTTATTCGTCTTTTCACCTGTCGACCTCCTTTTCCGCATTCGTGCATGTATATAAAACATGCAGTTAAAATCGTTGTAGTACACTTTTGCATTCGTGAAATCCATGTCTGGATACCACTTTTTCAGTATCTCCGGAATGGAATCCCTGTCCTTGACCATCTCGTCAACGAATGAGCCTATTTTTTTATAACTGCCTCCTGCTGCCGGACGTTTGGAATGAACGACCTTGATTCGTGGGTCTCTCAATCCCTGTGAACTGTTCCATCTCTTTTCTGACGGAACACGGTTCTTTTCTTCAACGATATAGTTCGCCATGCCGGACAAACCGTTTTCGTCTGTCTGCAACCTGCGAACCTCATTCCTGCTTGACTGTTTCCAACAGGATTCAACCGTCTCCATGTCTAACGCACCATCCATGACAATGTGATGATGCCATCTGATTTCCGCATCCGGATTGTATGCGGTCACATAGACATATTTTGCATTCGGGAGACCTCTCTTTTTCCTCTGATAGTTGATGCGTCGGATGTACTTTTGCACATTCTTGATTGCTGCATCAACATCCCCGTCCGGTGGGAGGTGTGCGTCATCATAGGTCAATGTCATCCAAATATCACGGTCACTGAAATTCTCGTTGATTAACCTCTCAACGTATTTCCTTGCGTTCTTATCATTCAGATTCTTTTGAGCCTTGTTGTTGTCTTTCTTGATAGTTCTCCCCTCCGGAGGTACTTCATCTATACTCCGGAATTGCGGATATATCTCAATTTCAAACTGGTCTCCTGCTGTTATCTCTTTCAGTGCATATATAACTTTCTTTCGATGTTGGAACAGGTTCTCAATGAACCACTCATGCATGTCCTCCATCGCTTTGTTATATGCTGCCTCATAATCATACGGGATATATTGCATCCCTCTTTTTCTTGCCATCTGACACAATCCTCCTGTTATGTTTTCGCAGACTTGTTATTATCTATTACAAGGACGATAAAAGTTCCGAAAACCTTTGATTTTATAGACCTTTTCGGTCTCTTTTCAAGTTGCTTTTTTGTGTCAGATTTGCTATAATATTTCTATCAGTTAGCGACTGACACAATCAGTCGATACAAGGACGACCACTGCAATGGTTGTCCTTTTTCCTTTTCTTAATCTCTGTATTCTATTGTCATATTGCCGTCTTTTGCACATCTAATCTCCTTTGACATTCCCTCCGAAATTCCGAATTTTTCACCGACAATGATTCCGTCGCATCTTCTCAATATGTCCATTCCTGCTGTCAATCCGATATTTCTTTCTTTTTCGTTTTCTTCTGACAAGCACTGCGTCATATATAAGTGAACTGTAATTGCAGCATCTCCTCTCAACAAAATCTCTCTCGTTAGTTCTTTCGCATATTCAATATTTCTTTTTAAAATTTTTTCGCTACCCGCATGATACGGTGAACATATATATATTATTTTCATTCATTTACCTCCTCGAATTTACCGACTTCATTTCCCCAACAATCCCATCCGGCTGCTGCCTGTCTTGCAAATAATTCAATTCGTGGCACATCGCCCGTGAACTCTACAATCCTTTTTCTAACTTCATCCGGTTTTTTGCTGTGTTCTTCTCTCACTGTTTCCACTAACTGTGATACCGTATGATGTACGCTCTTTTTCGGTGGTTTCCCTTTTGTCGCAATCAAACACACTTCACTATTTGATTTAGTATAGAATCCTATTCCCTTGAACCAACTACCGTTTTTATTTCTCTTTACCCAACAAAACCCAATTGTTTTGTATTCAAACCCCCACGCTTTGATTGTTGCAAGAGCCTCTTGCAATTTCGGGAAAGTCGCCCACATGAATAATATGCAGTTCTTGTCTGCAATTCTTTCAACTGGTAATTCCTCAATATCCTTTTGTTTCATCGTTTCGTAATGTGCTTTTGCTGCCCCCTGCTTTTTATTACACCACTGTTGATAAGACCATGGCGGGTCTGCATAGATTACATTGTATTTTTTGTTTGTGTTGTAAAGATTTACTTCCATTCTTTTTCCTCCTATTTGTCAGACACCTGCTGCAACAAGTGCCTTTTTCTTTGTTTTTGCTCCTGCTATGTACTGCCCCGCCGTTATGACGGG